TTAATAGCTATAAACATAAATAATCTATTAATTGTATTTGTATCCCAATCCGCATTAGGGGTAGGAGATGAATTATATACACATCCATTTCCAAAAGGCCAAACTAATTCTTCCCCAGGTAAATTTTTAGGATAATGGAATATATATCTAAATATAGACCATCTTTTCATTAAATTAATCATTAAAGGGTGTACAGACATAAAATGACATTCTTCTATAATATCACCTTTTTTAATGTTTTCTTTTGCAAAAACCCCATAACCATGAATAGAGCTTTTTCTTGTTTCTGTTTTATGTTGAATTAAAACTTTATTATCTTCCATATTTTTAGTGTCTTGATGTTCCTTTCATTGCTGGGTTTTTATACCATGGTAAACCCTCTTTACCTTTCATTATTTCATTCCAATCATCATAGGTAAATTCAATACCATTTAAATAATATTCTTTTCTTCTTTGCTCTTTGTTAATTAAAGCAGGACCCTCTTCACTATGAAATACTGTTCTGTCTCCCATTTGTAAAGCTAAAGCTATTGTTTTAGAACCATCTTCTTCAATTTTAGATACTCTTCTTACTTTTCCTTTAGGATTAACCCACTTTTTTATATTATGAATTTCTTCAGCTAATGCCTCTGCTTTTTGTTCTTTTGTTAAATTTATCATTTTTATTTTTTTAGTAATGCTTCTGCTACATAAGTACCTTGAGCTCCTGATACTGTTATTCCTCTTGCTGATAATGCATCACCTACAAAATGTACGTTGGGAAACCTAGTTAAACTTAAATCATCGTAATTGACTAAAGGTTCTGGTGATAAATATTTTACTTCTGGCATGTAAATTCCCCAATCTTTACCTAACGTTGGGAATACTTTTTGCATGTCCGTTATAAAATCTTCAATATATGATGCATAATCTCCAATAGCATCCCATAAAGGTTCCATAGTATCTACAACTTGGGTTTCTACATAATCACCCTCTGTTGTTTTTGACGGTACTCTATGGCTAGGAGAGAAATATGTTCCCTTACCATCCCATTGCATTTTCTTTACTGCTTCTCTTGCCCAATCAAATGGTTTATCAATGTCTCTAATTTCCATTAATATACCAAAATTAGTCATATCATTTTGATATTTTTTATCTTTTTTAGCGTGACCATTATAACTAATGTCGCCATAAGTGTGTTCAGCTGCTACATAAGCTGCGTTATTATTAGTACAGAATGATCTTAATGATACACCTTTATCATCAAATTTTCTATATAATTTAAAATCATAAGCGATATCAATTAATTTTTGAAAGTGTTTTTGAGGTGCTTCAAATCTAACTCCAATTTGTACTGGTTTAGGTTCTGTTGGTAATTCATATTCTTCGGCTAATTGTTTGCCAAAGTCAATTCCTGATTTACCTACACCAAAAATAAGTTCATCATAATCTTCCCAACCACCATCATATATTACTATATTTTTGTCAAAATCGATGTCAGTTACTTTAGTTTCCCATATAAATTCTACATTTTTTTCTACTAAATAATCATACCAATTCTTGCCAATTTCATGTAGATAATCGGTTCCAACATGCCATACGGGGAATAAGCGTAAACCAAAATGTGGCTTGATAAAATCGGGTTCTTCTTGGGGATCTGAACATTGTACTTCAGATGGGTTTGGGTGGAATCGTTTAAAGTTTGCTATAACTTGATCAAACAATTCCATTGCTTTTTCATCGCCTGTGTATTTTGATAATTGACCCCCTATGGATGTGTGGTAAGTTAATTTACCATCGCTCCAACCACCAGCACCTAAAAAACCTCTCATTACATCGGAGGTTGGTCTTCTATAAGGATCTAATCCCATATCAATGATGGTGATTTTTCCTTTGAAATTATTGTCTACTAATTTTGTTGCGGCATTTACACCTGCAACACCTGCTCCTACTATTACTACATGCATATTTTATTAATTTGCGGTAGCGTACATAAAAAAGCTGTGGCTACCAAATTGGAGGCCACAGCTCTCTGAGAAATTATAAGTCGTCCGGCTATGAATCGGACTGTATGTTTATTAATTTTTGTTTTTTATTGATTTTTAAAACCCCAATTATCTGGATCCATTTTAGGAAGTCCATCATCTGGGGGTGTGTAACCACCTTTTCCCTTTCCATCAAATCCAGTGAATTGAAAATTAATTTTAAATTCTTCACCAATTTCCCCCATTACCTCCATTGGGTCTATTTGAGTAGATTTAATTAGTTGAAGTATGTCACCTATTACTTGGCCTGTTCTTTTATCTGAGCCTGCAGCACCAAAAGTTGCAACTTTATCATCGAAGCTTATATTATCAAAATTTTCTTCATTTATTCGATGATCTTGTGCGTTATCTAAACTAACTTCTACTGTTCCCCCCTGGGAATCTTCTCCGTTAACCTCTTCACCTGCTAAAAAAGCTTTTATGTCTTCAGGATCTGTGATTTCTACTTCAGTTCCATATTCAGAAGTTACTATTAAAACTTGACTAGCTTCATTTTCATATAGAGGTTTGATACCTGCTAATTCTTGGAATCGTTCTTTTAATAATTGTTTTGCCATTTTTATTTATTTTTTATTTCTTTTTTCCATTGTACGCCCACCAAAATAGGCACCAATCACTGTAATTAATACTAATTGAAGTAAATCTGTCCATTTAGCTTCAACAGTAAAGTTGATTGTTCCTGCGTCGATAAATATCATTAAAACTGTGGAAACAACTAAAAATATTAAGACTAAGGGTCTAACATTTTTACTTAACCAAGAGTCTGAATTCATATCAGCTGACCAACGATCAGTTATGTTTTGTTCCATTTTAGCTTCGTGTTCTGCTATTAAAGCTTTAATTTTTGCTTCTGCAGCTAATTTTTCTTCTTTTGAGGTATGTAAATTATCTATTACACCACCTACACCTTTTACCAGGTCAGCTGCACCACCTGAAAATAAATTTGTTAATATACTCATAACGTTTTGTTTTTGTTTAAATCATTTTGATTATTAATCACTTTCTACTATTTTGAATATAGCACCACTTATTATTTTTCCTCGCTTTTTGACTGCATATTTTATATCTTTTACTATATAATCTACTAATTCACGGCCAGAATCCCCTGCTGAGTAGCTCATACCTAAATCCATTTCGAAAACACTTTCTTTGAATGGGTGGAACCATTTTAGGTCTGATGATCTAACAGCGAAATTCCCATCTGCATGATTTCTTTCTACAACCATGCTGATGTCCATTACACCATCAACTGATATAGTTATTTGAGTCTTGCTCATAAGTTCATTATCATCAGATCTACTACTATGAGATCGTGTATGTACTGTCCTAGTACTTACACCCCATGTATTCGAAATGAATGGTAGCTGTACTACATTCCAATCACTCCCTCCATCAAAATCTCCATCAGCACTCATCCATCCACTAGCTTCCATCTTATAATTTGCTAATTCTTTCTCAAGAACCTCCCTAAAGTCCTTCCAAAAGGCGGTTGGTTTGTATATATCTATCAGTTCTGATTCACTTGATTCGTTTAATGTTGTTTCATTTAATACTTTAGATATCTCTTCTTTGATTATATTTCTTAGTTGGGATTTTTTCATTTTTGGTTGGTTTTTCTATAATTTTTTACCCAATCTTCCCAATCTCTAAAGAGAAGATTACCTTTTAAATATGCTTCCATTTCCATTTTTCTCATATGTTTATCATCTTGAGCGTATGTTGGGCTAGAAGCATCTCCCATTTCTAAATCACCTCTTTCATTTTGAACGTGATGAATTAATTCATGTGCAAATGATCTACAAATGTCTTTATCGTGTCTGTTTGTAATGTATAATACAACAGACATATTTGAAGGATCATAGTATGCTGTTTTGCCAAAGATGCCTTGAGCATTTTCCTCATCTTGTTTAAGATGAAGAGAAGGTACATTTTGAATGTCAAATTGCTCCTTTGCTTTTTTAAATATTTCCCCTAAGGCTTCTTTTAGTTCCATTATGCTTCTGTTTCTTCTTCATCTGGTTCTGTTACTGCATCATCACTTGGACTATCATCTGTATCTGTTGATGTTTCTTCACCACTAGACACTGGAATAGGAGCTGTTAGTATTGTTTTATTTAGTAAAGCCATTGCTAAATTTGCTTCTCTTGGATCAGTTATATTAAAAGGTTTATTGCTTATTATAGCTTTTATTACAAGTAATTTCGGGGTTACTTGTTCAATGTATAAATCAATAAATTGATTATTGTGAAAAAATACTCTGTATGATGGTGGTACTGTGTTTGCAGATTTTAAAGTAGCTACATATCTTTTTAGGGGAAAAAGTCTAAGATTTTCTTCTAAAGCTTTTCTAATTTTAGGAGGGACAGGAAAAGATCTCATTTCCTTTTCCATTAATTTTTTAATTTCTTTTCTTATTTGTTCTCTAAGTTGTTTCATACTAATAAGTATTAACCTTCATAAGCTATTACACCACCAGCAGTTATTCTAAATGCTGCTATAGGACCATCTACATACGAACCCGCAGGTGATGTTAAAGCACCTGCTATACCTGTGATTTGGGATACTTCTCTTCTACTTGCAGCAAATCCAGGATAACCATCTACAAAGTGGGTTTCTTTTGAATTTCCAAATTCAATTCTTGAAAAAGTAGTAGCTATAGGACAGTATATTTTTACAAAACTTCCTGTGTGTTCACTTGCTGCTGAACATGATATTACTCTTGTTATTTTTGCGTTTAATGACATATTTTTATTTTTTAATTTCGTTAAATAAACCTGAGGCTAATGTTTTTTCTTCTTCCATTCCCCCTTCCATTCCACTTACTGCTGGTTGAGTAGATTGTTTAAGTCCATCTGCTTCCTGGTCTAAAATTTCAAGATCTGTTTTTATTTTTTGAACACTATTCCAGTTATTTCTAAATTTAGCAACGAGAGTAGGTAATTTACCTATATTTTCTGGTGCCACTCCCTTAGTAATATAATGTTTAACTATTTCATCATCTGTTTGTCCATTATCAAACATTGGGTTCATATCTTTCCAAGCACCCTCCATTAATCTAGCTCTTTTATTATATCTGTCTACATGTTCCATTAAATTATCATTGCCTCTTTCTTTAATGTACTCTCTCATCATAGTTTCACCCATACCTGTTTTTTCAAATGATGGTGATGGGGTATCTAAAATGTAATTAGCTAAACCTGTTAGTTCTTCAATTTTTTCATCACCTCTAAAATTAGTTAGGTGTTTTAAGTTTTCAATAGTTTTTGAATCTAAAACAAAAGGCGCTGAGACCTCTTCTTCTTTATTTTCATTAATTTGACTATAAATGTAATTTAAAGCAGCCTCTTTATCGCCATTGTGTAATTGATCAACAACCTTTTGACCTATCGCTGCATATTCACCATTAGTCTGTGAAGGACGTTCTCCAAACTTACTTTTAATGTCTAAATATCCTGAACCAATTATAACTAAGTCCTCATCTGGATTGTCTAAATCTTCATCATCATAGAAATTTTTAGAGATATCATTATTTACCTGTCCCATTGATTTATCCCAATCACCTTCTCCTTCTAAATTTACTGATTTACCTAACGTTAAATCTTTTTTTGCATCTTCTTTTTCATCACCTTGTAAAGTTTGAAAATCTGGATCCTTTAACATATCAGGTAAAGCTTTTTTACCAGCGTATTTTTTTTCTTTTGTTATTTTTTTCATATCTTTTTCTTTTATTGCGCCTTTTTGGTTAAATTGACCTAAATTTACTGTTGTGCCATTGTCTAATGTTAGAATAAAGCCATTATTTTTAGCTATTGTTCGGGATGTACCTAAATATGTTACTTTTTTACCTGGTTGTAGTTTTTCGTTATTTTTAAAATCGTCTGCTTTTATTTTATCACCATAATTTTTTTCAAAATCTTCATTCATATTATTTTTAGGCATTATCCATAAATGAATACTACCATGAACACCTGCTCGAGAGTGGTCTGTTATTTCGTAATCTTCTATTTGATCTTGGAATTTAGTGTATGTTTTAAGTGCTGCTGCCTTTGCTGCTGCTTTAGATCTTTCAATCTTATCTGAAACATCTTTACCAAACATTGCCCCTGTATAATCAGGACCATTATAGTGTGGAAATAAAATCCTAAATCCTCCTGTTCTTTTATCGGGATGAGTTGAAACACCTTTCATTGTGTCTACAAGTTCCATATGATATTGGTCTGCATAATTTAACATGTCAGAAGATAATGTGCCTTGACTTTCACTTAAATTTTCTACACCTGCTAAAGCTGCTAGGTCTTGATAATCCATTTTTACTATTTCCATTTCAGATTTGTCTTTTAAAAGACTTTTTATAAGATCATTTACATGGGTTCCCATTTCTTCTGCTTTTTTAACTAAAGCATTAAAATATGGGTCGTTTGGGGGTCCTACTTCGTTTTTTAATTTACCTACATCATCATCACTTTCCATTTTAACTACTTTAGCGTTTATATTATCTTCTTTAGCTGCGGCTACTATTTCTTCTGCTTTTGCTTGATCTATACCAAAGTCTATTGTTTTTCCTGTGTCTATATTTACTACTTTAAAAGAAGTAGATTCACCCTCCCATACTCCAGGCATACCACTTATACTATTTCTTCCACCTTCATGACCTGCTCCATAACCATCATGTTCATGGCCTTTCCTCATTTCTTTTATGGATTTTTTAACTAATTGTATGATATCTTTTTTTTTCATTTTAAAATCTTGTAAAGCGTGTTCTGTTAGGATTACCCATGTTTGTTACTTCCATACCTTTTGTTTGGTGACCTTGTCCTCCGTCTCCTGCATTTTGGTTATTATAAAATTCTAATTCATCTTCATCAGATAAAAATGTTCCCCCTATACGAGGAGAAGAAGAGAATTTATCCACTTGTCCACCACTTGATCCAGTACCCATATATTCTTTAATTACTGATTTTACTAATTCTCTAAGCTCCTTCTTTGTCATTTAATTCTTTTTTTAGCTTTTTTCTTTCAATGTCAAATTCTTTTTTTACTTTATTTCTAAGCTTATCTTTATTAGTTCCTCCTACCCATCTTTCAATAATACCATCTTCAGAAACAAATCCTGAATTAGAATTGCTGTTTACTACATCTAATAAATATGACTCCATTTCATTTACTATATCAAAAGAATTATTTATTTTTAAAGTTTTAATATAATTATCATATTTACCATTAATTTTTAATTTATGTTCAAATTCTACAACACAATCAAAACACTTTTTATGTATTTTATAATTAGGTTTATCTAAACGTTTTTTCATTATTTTATTACAACAAGGACAACTTAAAGGTATAAATACTTCTTTTTTAATAGCATCTAATTTAGATACTGTTTGCTTAATGCCATTTTTTATTGTCCATGTTTTTCTTCCTTCTGTCCAAACATCACCTTCTTTATGGTCTGTTTGTTTTGTGTTGTAACCAATTTGTGTACCAGTTGATGCACCAGTTTTGCCCATAATTAAATTACGAGCTCTGTTTACGTCTTTTCTTTTAAATTCTTTTTTTAGCATAACTTTTATTTTAGCTTACGTCCATTGAATCATCCCAAGTTAATTTAATCCCTTGTTTAGATAAATCTGTAGCTGCTGTTTCTAATTTTTCTTCATCCATATTTCTTAAATGGATTTCCCTACCTAATAATTTAGATAGTGATTCTTGTGCATCTCTCCAGCTATCCCAACCTTTTACTCTTTTTTCTCCATCAATAACTGTTCTATAAAAACCACCTGAAGTATTAAACCAAATATTAATGTCTTTTATTCCTCCTTCTATACCATCAACTTCGCTTACTTCTGTCTTCTTATACTCTTTTTCATATGCATCTATAGCTGCTTTATCTCTATCTCCACCATGATATCTCATTAAATCCATATTATATTCTTCTTTTAAATATCCTAATTCAGATGCTATTTCTTTTAATGATTTTTCTTTATTTTCAGAAAACTGCTTCTCCCCTTTTGTACTGATATCTTTTCCTCGCTTAGCAAATCCTGCGCCTGGGATTCTCTTTCCTAAACCATAATCTTTCATTTTTTTAGGATCTTGAGGTTTTAAAGTGTATCTTTTTTCTTCTTCTTCTTCTTTATCTTCATCATTTTCAAACATAGGCTCATCAAAATCAGATCTAATTGCTGGGTCCATTTTAGGATCTTCTTTATCCATCATATCTCTAATGTAAGCTGCTTTTGGATCTTCAGGTAATGTGTCTATTATACCTTTTCTAACTAAACCCATAAAATATAATTTAGCTTTTTGATCTAATGATAATTCTTGAATTCTTTCTTTTAAAGGAGTTCCATCACTTTTTGTTGGAAGTGATTTTGCTATTTTTTCTTGATCTGGAGTTAAACTATTTTTAGTTATAAATTTCCAACCATCTTCTACTGCTTTTTTATAAAAATCACTATCTTTTAAACCATCAGGAAAAGCATCTGCTGTGTATATTTTTTCTGTTCCTGGTTTTAATGCATCTGCATGACCCCCAGCTATATCCTCAATTTGATCTACCGATTTTTGGGCTTCATCTCCTGTTAAGTAAGTTATAGCGTTTTTAACTTCGTCAGGTTGTTGTGCTAATGAGACCCCTTGATCAGTATTATATTTGTTTGATAGTATTTCTAGGTTTTTTATTAATTCTTCTGGGGCTTTTGCTTTTTCTAATGAAGGTAATATTATTCCCACTAAATCTGATCTTACATCATCATCTACCGTAGTAGTAGGACCAAATCCTGGTAAATCTTTTTCTTTTGCTAAGTTTTTTAATGAATCTTTTATTTTATTAGCATCTAACTCTTCATTTATGGTTTTACCATGTTTATGTTCTACTAGCCATTTTGTGTAATTAAATTTTTTCATTTTTATTTTTTTGCTCCAGGTTTACCTGCGTTAAAGTTATTTTTACTAAATTCTAATCTGTCAACTAATTTGATACCATTCTCTGTATGGTCAACCGCTACAAAACCTTCTGCTTTAGTTACACTTAAGGTACCATCTCCATTATCGATAAAGTGTTTAGTTGCTACAGCTTTATCATATTTGGTAATAAATATAGCTTTTGCTTCAGAGAGCAATTTACTTACTTTAAACAGATTAAGTACTATTTCTTTTTTAGAATCGAATATTTTTAATTTTTCTTCTCCCTCTGTTTTCTTTCTTTCTTTTGATTCTGGTCGTTTAACTTTTTCAATACTTTTGTCAACTGCTAATTGGTACCAACTTTTAAATCGTTCAAAAGATTTGTTTGGATCATTAATAAATTCTCCTTTTCTTATTTCTTGGTTTAAATAAGTATTTAACATATTTGTTTTAGCTCTTGAAGAAAGTTCATCTGGTAATGCATCGTAATCCACATTAATTGAATCTGCTTCTTTGATTTTTTCTAATACAAAAGCCTCTTCCTTGCTACTTAATAAAACTCCTGTATCGTCTTTAAAATAAGCATCGTCAAACCAAACATCTGGTGTTTGACTTAATCCACTTACATCTGCCCCAAATGAAAAATCACGTTGCTCTAAAGAATTATAAGTTGTATGCCAAATGACTCCTATTTTAGCATTTAGTATTTTTTTACCTATTTCCGAATTTGCTTCAATTGCATATCTAATTGTATTAGGTCTAAAAGTATAATGTGTAACTCCATCTATATTGTCTGTTTGGACATCATTACTGTCAAACATAAAATCACCTTGTAATATATTTTTTATTCCTAAAGCAGGTAAATATTGTAATGCTAATTTTAATTTTTTAACTAAATCACCTGAATGGCCATGGTTTTTATCTATGTCTTGGGGAGTATAATTAATTTTAGGGGTAACTGTATTAAATATTCCTTTAATACCCACAAAGAATTTTCCATTTTCAGGATTAATACCCGCCCATACTGCAGGGGCACCATCCCATTTTACAGAAACATTTTTTATGTTATTGTCTTCTCCTTTTAAATTTTTAATTAATTCATAAAGAAATGATTTTGCTTGGTTATAACCATCTTGTCCTTGAGTTAATACTAATTCTTCAAGGTGTGTTAGGTGTGTGTTTGCTTTTGTTTCTGTTAAGATTTCTGTTAGTTGTTCTTTCCACCAATTTTGTGAAAATAGTTTTGTTTCTTCCATTTTTTTAGCTCGTACTGTTTCCCCCACTGCTGGGAAAGGTTTATTCTTAATTTTTTCTGATGGCTTACCATCCCAATTACCTGGATGTTTTGATGAGGCCCCATCCCATCCATTTGCTTCTCCTACTGATAATTTTGGGCTAGATGTTTGGAAATCCTTTTTTCTCATTACTGTTTTAGCTATTGCCTTATTAGCTAACTTCATAAAGGGGATGTTAAGGTTTGTTCTGTTATCCGTAACTACTAATTCTTTATATTTAGTTAAAAATTCAACAAATTCATCTTTTTTTCTAGCTAAACGTTTAAAAAACCCAATTAATTCTGCCCCAGATATTTCCTTTTTATTACGAGGATCATTTAATCTATCGAAAAAATGTTTGTCTGTTAATACTACATCAACAGGGTTAAGTTGTTTGTCTGCGAATGTATCTACAGCGTCTATGTCTGCTGCTGACATTTCTTCGTATAATTTTCTTGTAAGTGTACCTTTTATATATTTAGGTACTTTATAACCTCCTCCCCCATAGTTATTTCCTTTCATATTAGACATATCCTTACTTAAACGTTTAAGATTTTTAGCATGTTTGGCTTTTTCCTGATTATTCATAGTACCCATCATTTCCTCAATTTCAAGAGGATTTTCTACATCAAATTCTATATTTGGATATTTATCTCTTAAGGTATATATTGCTTTTCTGTTTTCTGAAGAATCATCTATAAAAAGGACTTTTTTGGTTGTATCTTTAATTCTATTTTCTATCCAATTAGCTTTATCCTCCCCTGTTACTGGTTGTCCCTTTTCTTTATTTAATCCTAAAGGAACTACATAAGCCCATATTCCTTGATCTTTAAGAAATTTTGTAACTGGTAATCCTATAGCTCTTGCTGTTAATATGGTTACTTTAGCATTTGGGTTTTGTATAGACTTTAAAAGTTTTTGGAATACTTCATTATTTAATGTACCTTTACTTATTAAATTTGCAAATGCTTTAAAATCCCAATTTATTTTAATTCCTTTATCATATGAATTTTTTAAAAAATCTTTTTTTTCTTCAAAATCTATAGATGTAGTTTCTCCTTTTTCTATTATTTTTCCTTCTGGAGATTCTACTGTGTAGGGAATGGGGGTTTCTACTCTTGCTATTGTTTCGTCAAAATCGTATATGTGTAATTCTGATTCTCCCCCTCTAGATTCATACATTCCACCAGCACCTCCTATACCTGAAGCTGCACTATATTGTCCTCCTCTTCTATATTTGTATCCAGGTTCTATATCATCTTTAGGACCATCAGGCATTCCTGCTTTCCATTCACTACTTTTCATGTAATCTAAAACATGGTCGTTTGGGTCATATAAATCTTCTTGAATATTATCTAATACTATATTCCAAATTTTATTTTTATCTACATGGTCAGGTAAATTATTTTGAAATAGATCTTTTTGATCATTCATAATAAATTCCCTCATTTTATTACCACTTATTCCTCCCCCCTTTGATGTAATTTCTTTTTCATCTACTGTTATTCCTTTTGGATTATATTTAGAGTAATTCTTGTGGTTTGGATCTTCTAAAGCAGTAAATCTAGGATAATCTTTCCATCCTGTACCTACATAAACTGTTTCTCCTTCTTCTGCTTCGTTTTCGACATATTTAAAAACATCAACAACTGGGTTTCCTGAGGCTGCGGCTACCGCTTTAAAACCATATAATTCCCATATCTCAATAGACATAGCTTGTGTTATTCCATCCCTTTCTGAAGGTCCTACTCTAATAGTAACCTCTGCTCCAGATTGTTTAGCTAGATCAAGGGCTAGTTCATAATGTCCTTTATGAGGTGGCTTGAAACCCCCAGGTAAAATTGCGGTCTTCTTCATTAATTAATACAGTTTGTTATAAATATAAACCTCTACGACAAGGCTAGCCTCTTTTTCATCAGTGTAGAGGTCGTAAGTTCTGTTGCGTTGTGGAGTAATTTTGTAAATTGTTCAAAACCAAGTTCAGATGGGTCTTTGTCTCCCATTTCTATAAGATAAACTCTTTTTCCATAAGACATAAAAGTTTCAGCATGGTTGAAAGCATCTTTTAAAGCATCTTCATCTAATGCAAGGTAAATTTTTTCTACATTAGATTTAATGATTTTTTTCATTAAAGTTGTAGATAATTTTTTTCCAAACAAAGGAATCGCATTACGTTTTATAGCCATAGCATCAAACGCACCTTCACATATAATAATGGGTAAATCCCAATTTATATACATTTCAAATCCAATTATGTCCTTGGTACTGGAAGCCAACTTATGTTTAATATACGCGTTTTTATCAAATGAACGACCTACATAATAATTTAAAAAACCATCCTTATCATATGAAGGTATTACAACCATATTTCTTAAAGGTCCTTGTTCACAGTAATGTAAATCGTATTTTACTACATCTTGTGGGGTGATTCCTCGTTGATCTAAATAATGTAATGCATGTTTCGACAAAATCGCTGACGATGACATTATAGGCGTTACTTCACGTGGTAATTGCAAGGAACCCGATGGTGCTTGTGTGAATGTTGATTTTTTAAAATTATATTGAGAATCGATTTCTTTTAGGTAATCATACGCTTTTATTGGCGCGTCTGCTTGTTTTAATATTTTAAAAGCACGATGACCTTTATAACCACAAACCCAACATTGAAATTTTTG